GCTTCCCGATTTCGCTGGACTTCCATCTCCCCAGCAATTTTCGGCTCGATGTTCCCCTTCCATTAAAGTAGCCATCCCATTTTGAATGAGCTGTTCGGTCCGCGTATCAACTGAAGAAGTGGCTTCGTCTAAGATTAAAATCTCAGGATCGGAAACAAAGGCGCGCGCAATTGTTATTAACTGCTTTTGACCCTGACTAATATTAGAGCCCTCTTCATTAATCACCGTGTCATAGCCATCAGGCAATGTTTCTATAAAATGATGCGCATGGGCATCTTTCGCCGCTTGAATCACTTCTGCATCCGTAGCAAGCGGATTTCCATACTGAATATTTTCTTTAATCGTCCCGTTAATCAGCCATGGATTTTGCAGCACCACACCCATAAATGACCGTAAATTTTCTCTTGGAACTGTGTTGATATTTATTCCGTTCACAAGTATCTGACCATCCGTCACATCATAGTAGCGCAACAATAAGTTCATTAAAGTTGATTTTCCTGCGCCTGTCTTTCCGACAATTGCGATGGTATCATTTCTTTCAACAGATAAATCAAGCTGCTGAATAACCGGCTCCCCTTCTTCATAAGCAAACGAGATATTATCGAAGACGATACTTTGGATCGGTGAAGACAACTCATTTTCGGTCGATTCGACTTCTTCAGGCGCATCAAGGAACTCAAAAACGCGCTCCGAAGAAGCTAATGTTTCTTGTAAGGTGTTGGCCATTTCTGCGATCGATTCGATCGGCCGTCTGATTTGCTGCGAGTATTGAATAAACGCCAAAATATCACCAATCATCACACGTCCGCCGATGACTAAAATTGATCCAACGATTGCGATTAAAACATACGCCAGATTTCCAATAAAAGTCATAATCGGCAGTAGAATCCCTGAAAAGAAGGAAGCCCGCCACGACACATCATATAACTTACTGTTAATTTGTCCGAATTCAGCATTGGCCTCATCCATGTAATTATACGCCTTGATCAAGTCCGTCCCGGTGTAATTCTCTTCCACATAGCCGACCATATTTCCAAGTCGCTTCGACTTGTTTTGGAAAAATGATCGCGTATTATGGGTGATGAAACGAACCGCGATAAAGTTTAAAGGAACTGTTGCCAGAAAGACGAGAGCCAATTCCCAAGAAATGATAAACATCATCGTCACAACGCCCGCGACTAAAAGTAAAGCGTTGAAAATTTGACTCACTGACGTTTGAATATTGTCGCCAATTTTTGCGATATCATTGGTCGTTCGTGAGATTAAATCCCCAGTGGATTGCTGATCAAAATAAATTAATGGAATTTTTTCAACTTTTTTTGAAACATCCTCACGCATATCGCGGGTCAGCGTTTGCGACAAATAAACTAAACTTCTTTCTTTAATAATGTCGAAGACACCCAAAAAGACATACATAAGAATTAAAATAACAATAAGTCTTATAACATAGTCCATGTCGATCGCTTCGTTATTTGCCAGTGTTACTTGTAAATGGTTGAATACTTGTCCTAAAACGACCGGTGTAGAGACTTGGATAATCGTAACTAAGACAGTAAAAACAACCGATGCCGCGAGCACCTTCTTGTAACGACCCAAGTAAGAAAGTAATCGCCTGATTGTATCTTTAAATGTCATGTAGATCCTCCTCACCTTGGGCTTGCGAACGTGCAATTTCTTGATACACTTGATTACTTTTCATTAACATCTCATGGTTCCCATAGCCCGCCATTTTTCCATCTTCTAAAACAAGTATCTTATCCGCATGGCGGATAGTCGCTACCCTCTGTGCAACCACAATCGTTATGGCTTGGTCCAGTGTATCCTGTAAGTTTTTACGAATGGTATAGTCCGTTTGATAATCTAAGGCAGAGAACGAATCATCAAAGACATACACCGAAGCGTCCCGCGATAGCGCACGTGTCAAGGCCAGGCGTTGTTGCTGCCCGCCTGAGAAGTTACCGCCCCCACGCGACATATGACTTTCCAATGGTTTTTCTTCTGGTAAAAAGTCCCGTGCATCCGTGATTAATAAATAATCATGCACTTCTTCATCAGGAATCGTCGGGTTTGCATAATAAATGTTTTCCCGCAGCGTATTCGTAAAAAAGAAGTTTTGTTGCGGAACATAGGAAAGCTCACTTCTGACAGCTGCTGGTTCTAACTCTTCAATTGACACGTCGTTAACAAGCAATTCTCCTGACGTGGGATCGTAAAATTGCATCAGCAATTTTAACAGGGTCGATTTCCCAGAGCCGGTTCCGCCGATAACACCGAGTACTTCTCCCTTTTCAACATTGAAATTAATTGCTTCTAAAACATTTTTCTGACTGCCCGGATAACTAAACGCTAAGTCTTTTGCTTCAATCGAAGAAATATTATGCTCTAAATGCTTATCCCCGCCCACTTTACGTGAAGGATAATTTAAGACTTCCTCTACCCGTTTGACGGAGGTTGTTGTCCGCGGGAAAATCGTTAATAAGTTAGCAAACATCACCAAGGAATTCAGCATCTGCGTGGTGTATTGAATGAAAGCCATCAAGGTTCCGACCTGAAGGCTGCCATCTAGAATAAAACCTGTCCCGACAAACACGGCCAATACAATCGTAATCCCCACAATAGACGCCATTAACGGACGTGTTGTCCGTAAAATATTATTAATGCGGATCGAGTAACCATAATAATTGTCATTCGCATTTGAAAATTCTTCTTTTTCATATTCATTTTGATTAAAAGCACGCGTTACTTTTAGACCGGTTAAACGTTGTCTCATTTGTAAATTAATCCGATCGAGCGCACGTTGCAACTTCGGAAAATCGGGCAACACTTTTTGGACAATAAAATAAATGATGACAAAAATAATAGGCAGACTCGTTAAAACAATCAGCGTTAAACGGCGATGTGCGAGAAAGGCCATAACTAAACCACCGAAAAATCCTAGCGGTGCCCGCAACAAAGGCCGCTGCGCCAGCAGTGTAAACTGCTCGACCGCGTCAACATCATTTGTCGTTCGCGTAATTAAAGATGAAATGCCAAAGAACTCTGTTTCATCAAATGTCAGATCATTTACTTTTTTGAAAAGACGGTTTCTTAAATCATGGGAGAAGCCCATTGAATTTTTTGCGGAAAAATAAGAAGCGGATGAACGGACGGTTACCGTTAATAAAGTAACAATCAACATAATGAATCCAATTCTTAAAACAGTTTGGATGTCTCCTTGAGAGATCCCTTCGTTCACTATCTGAGATAATAAAAAAGGTAAAATTAACTCACCGATCGCATTTGCCATTGTAAGAAAAAAGACTAAAATTAAACCTTTATAATATTTCTTTAAATCATGAAAAGCACTCATACCCATACCCCTTTCTAATGCCTTTGTCAGTCTATCATAATGCTTTTGAATATGCCACTGACAATGAACGGGTGAGTATATCGAGGCAGATTTTTGTAACTCTCCATACAAACGGCTGTATTTTTATGGGGAGTTTCCTAGGTAAACCAGCTTGTCCTGAGAAACGCCTGATTTTTCAGATGTCATTTACGAGGGTAGCCGGTTTACCCTGGGAAATGCCTCATAAATTTGAAGTCATTTGGGAGGATAGCCAGTATTTAATTTTGGAATTCCTTACTTTTACGGTGCCGAAAATCGGATTAACGGCATCATATAATTTGCAGACACTTTTGGCTGGGAAAAACTAGCCCTAAATAATCAAATCGCAATGGAATCAATCAAAAATTTGATTGTTCATTGCGATTTTTGTTTTGAGACTGAGTTTTTTTCCAGCCTCTCTCAGCCCCTTTGGATATTTAATCGTATTTTCCATTACGTAAATCTTCGACAGCTTGTTTCATTTTTTCTTTGTCTTCCTCTGAAGTTTCTGGATACTTAGGATTTAACTCTTCCATCTTGCTCAACAAAATTTCACTGATCAGCAATCGGCCGTAATCCCCGTGATCTGCCGGAATAATAAACCAAGGAGCTTCTTCTGTTGATGTGTGTTCGAAAGTATCCGCGAAAGCTTTCATTTGTTCATTCCACTTTTCACGGTCTTCTAAATCGCTAAATGAAAACTCCCAATTGCGATCAGGGTTTTCCAATCGGTCAATTAAACGCTCTTTTTGAACATCCTTTGAGATATGCAGATATATTTTTATCATATAAAAGCCATTTTCAGCTAGATATGTTTCAAAATTTCGCACTTGCTTATATCGTTTTTTCCATATATCCGGGTCATTTTTAATCGCATCAGGCAATGGTTCATCCGCAATTGAATTGTAAACTTGCGCCGCTATTAAATCCTCATAATGCGAACGGTTAAAGACCCCAATGACACCGCGTTCCGGCATGGCATCATGTAAGCGCCAGAGATAGTCATGATTCAGCTCTTCTTCATTGGGTTTATCAAAGGATGTCGTATGCAACGCTTGTGAACTTAAACGCGAAAATAAATAACGGACGGCCTCATCTTTTCCGGCTGCGTCCATAGCTTGCAGAACAAAAATCAAGCCGCGTGTTTGCTCAGCCATCAACTTCTGTTGCCATTCGGTTAATTGTTCGGTATTCTCATCTAATTTTTGATTAATTTCAGAGTCACTGATATCTTCTAAATCAGGACGAGTCGGAAAATCTGCCAAGTAAACCGATTCGCCCGCTTTAACTTTAAACTTGTCCAAATTAATTTCAAACATACAAACCTACCTCCTTTATTTAGATACATTTTACAGAAAAACAGCGGCTAAATAGAATCAATAAAGCTCACGAAACTGCTTTACATTCATGCTGTTAAATTTCTTCGATAAGTTACGTCTGCTGTAATCCGCTGACGCTTGACCGTCCCCTTCCACAGCGTGTTAAATTAAGCCACTCCTTCTTTCTATCTCTTCTTGTATTTGGTATAATCGCAAAGAGATTTTCGAAAGAGTGTGAAATTATGATAAGAAAAGTGAAAAAAGATGAAATCCCGCGCTTGTACCCTTTCGTTTTGAAAATATTGAAAGACATGGAATTATCTATTTTGGAGACCATTGAGGAAGATGTGTTTGAAAAGATAGTTGTCGACGCGATGTACAGTCCGCAGTATCGGTATGGCTATGAAAATGCCTATGTTTATATGGTAGAAGAAGAAATTGCAGGAGTGCTTTTCGGCTATCCGGGACGGTTGGAACCGCTTATTGATGGTCCTTTACAAGCTTCCTTTTTAAAGCACGGTTTTTCTTACAAAAAAATCAGCCAAGAAAATGAGACACTCCCAGGCGAATGGTATTTAGACACACTGGTGATTGATCCGAATTTCCGCCGGCAAGGCATTGCAAGTGCGCTTATTCAGCATGCCGCAGAGGTTGCAAAAGAACTCGGCTATGAACGTATGGGCTTGAATTGCGAAACGGACAATGTTCCGGCGTATAATCTTTATCAAAAATTAGGCTTTCAGTCTGTTACTCAACTTGTCATCAGCCATCACGTTTACTGGCACATGATTAAAACCTTATAAAAAAAAACGCACGCTCTCCTTTTCGGGAGAAGCGTGCGTTTTCTTCGTTATCTGCTGATTTTTATGACTTCACAACTTTATAATGTAATGCAACAAACTGATTAAATTTCCGCACATTTTCCAATGAAAGTTTTAGTGAATAGTCGCCTTCCCTAAACAGCGGAATGCCTTTACCCAAAATAACAGGCGCAACCGTTACAATCATTTCATCAATTAAATTATTCTTCAAAAAGTGATAGATTAAACGCCCGCCCCCTACAACCCATATATTTTTACCTGCTTGGTCTTTTAATTCTTGGATAAAACTCAAAATATCAGGATGAACAAACTTTATATTATCGACAGCAGGACGTTCTGATTTTGTAAAGACGTAAGATTCCTTGCCCTTCGTGCACACAAAAGTTGGTTTTACATGATCCCCACCCCTAAGCGAAAGTAGGTGAAACACATGGATAAGGAAGAACGGATCGAATTAGAGGTTGAAAGACTGATTGAAATATTTAGTGCTGTTGATGCAGACAAAAGAGATGCTGCACAAGGGTTAATCGAAGAAGCCGCATTCATGCGAGTAACCTTACAGGAGTTAAAAGACGAAATAAATGAAAAAGGCACTGTTGACATAATGCCACAAGGCGAATATTCAATCAGAAGACAAAGCCCGGAAGTTCAGACATATAACACGATGATCCAAAGGTACAATACAACATATAAAGAGTTGTTCAACCTGCTCCCTAAAGAAGTAGCGAGTGATATAGATGAAGAATTCGAGAACTTCTAAGAACTTTGATTATGCAACATGGAAAAAAGAACAGATAAAAAAGGGAGCGATTTTAGAAAAGCCATCGGATAAGCTGTTAGCCACATGGTATGCTGAACAGGTTGCAAAAGGCGAAATTTTGGCTAGTCAAAAGAATATTTTAGCTGCAAAAAGGCACTTAAACGACCTGAAAAGGCAAGGTACAGATAAATTTCCTTGGATTTTTGTTGAAGAAAAAGGGCATAGACCTATCCGTTTCATAGAAAAGTTTTGCCGACCTTCTAAAGGGGCTTTTAAACAATTGGTGTTTCAACCTTGGCAACATTTCACAATTGGTTCTCTTTACGGTTGGGTTCATAAAGACACTGGTATAAGGCGCTTTCGTGAAGGTCTTATTTTTGTTGGCAGAAAGAACGGTAAATCAACAAAGGTATCTGGTGTGTCTTTATTTTCTTCTAGTAAAGACGGTGAAAAAGGTGCTGACGTTTATCTTCTAGCCAACACCAAACAACAAGCCGGAATAGTTTACGATGAAGCCAAGGAGATGGTTAAGAAGTCACCAAGGCTTGGAAGGCAATTCCAGGCTAAACGTGATGAGATAAGATACCCGAAAACAAGTTCTAAAATTGAACACCGGGCATCTGATAGCGAAAAACTCGATGGACTGAATACTCATTTGGGTGTGTTTGATGAAATTCACGAGTTTAAGGATTATAAACTTATTAATGTTATCAAGAACTCACGCGGATCAAGAAAACAGCCTTTGCTATTATATATTACTACGGCAGGGTATCAGTTAGATGGTCCGTTAGTGGATTATTATGAGGATTCAGCAGATGTGTTAAATGGGATCATTGACGATGAAAGGACGTTTTATTACATCGCTGAATTAGATAGTGAAGAAGAATTTGACCAGCCCGAAATGTGGATTAAAGCCAACCCTAACATTGGCGTTTCTTTGGATTTAGAAATCATGATCGAGGACTGGGAAAAAGCAAAACGTAATCCAGGAGAGCGATCCGATTATATAACAAAACAATTCAACATGTTTGTTAAAGCTGATGCACAATCATTTATTGACGTAAATACATTGAAAAGAAACGATAAAATGATTGATTTAGAAGATTTAGAAGGAAAAACGTGCGTTGGAGGTTTTGACCTATCCGATAGCGAGGACTTTACGAGTGCTTGCCTTGAATTCCCGTTAGATAACGGAGAAGTTTTTGTCCACTCTCACTCATGGATCCCAAGAAGTAAGGTTGATGCAGAAAACGAAAACATACCATATAAGGAATATGAGCGCTTAGGGCTACTAACGATTATTCCGGGAGAATATGTAAAAAAAGAATATGTTTATGATTGGTTTGTAGAACAGTCCAAAAAATACTCTATCAAACTAATAACTTATGACCCTGCAAAGGCATTTGGATTAGTGAAATCTCTAGAATCGTATGGGTTCGAAACGAAAATTGTAAGACAAGGAGCATTGACGCTTGGCCCCGCGGTTGACGATGTGAAAGAATTATTCATAGACGGGAAGGTTGTTTTCAATAACAACAGATTATTTAGATGGTACGTAAACAATGTAAAAATTGTACCGGATAGAAACAGAAATAATTTACCACAGAAACAAGGTCGCTACCGTAAAATAGACGGTTTTGCGGCTTTTTTAAATGCTCATACAGAAGTTATGCCTTTGATGGTTGAACCACAAGGCGATGGGAATATCGATTTTGTATCTGTTAGTGACCTATTAAGCTAAAGAGGTGATTACATGGCTTATGATTACGACAAAGAATCAGGGGAATACGTGCGAGTTGTAAAGGTTTTGGTCGAAAATAAACCCCAAGAGGATGGCGAAGAGAATGCCGAAGAAGAGGAGGGAAGTGAGTAAATGGCTTATGTTTGGGACAAGGACAGGCAAGAGTATGTGGAAGTAATAAAAATAGCTAATATCGACGAACTAGGGATTGGCGGTGGCGGAGGCGAAGCCGGTTCGGTAGGTTGGGCTAACGTCACGAACAAACCACAAACATACCCGCCAAGCGAACACAATCACGATGACCGATATAACACGAAAGAGGACGTGCAAGGAATTGTTGATTTTGTAACCGAACAAATTGAGCGGGAACAAGGAAAGGTTCGGACGTTCTCGGATGATGAGCCGGATTTTCTAAAGAACAAAGTCGATGCTGTCACTGTGGGGGTTCGAGGTAGCGAGGTGTTCGTCAAGTCTATTGACGGATTAAATCTAGGTGTAGCTGACTTGAATACAGCACTCGAGGGCACAGAAGGCAATATTCAGACGCAAATAGATGATATTAACGATTTGCTTGCATCAGTAACAGCAGGAATGCGATTTATCGGTAAACTCGAATCATTTGCAGAGTTAAACGGAATTGTCAATAAAAGCAACGGAGATTTAGCGGTCGTTCTCACGGATGAAACACGGGATGATAATCGTAGTATGTACGTATATTCCGAAGATAAAGGAATGTGGGAGTTTATCGGCGCGTTTACATTTAGCGATGAATTTACAGCGTTAAAAGACACACCGTCAAGTTATACGGGAGCAGACGGTAAAGTCGTTAAGGTAGCTGGTGAAAGACTCGTATTCGATGACGTTGATTATGCGAACTTGGCGAATAAGCCTTCGAGTACGATAACGCAGATTGACGATGCAGTAGCGAAAAGTCATGAACATAATAATGCGGAAGATTTAGCGAAACTTGGCGTAAATGAGAGTGGGGAGTTAACGATCAATGGCGTTATATATGCGCCTAAATCCAAGCCTAAGCAGTATTTATACGCGCGTCGAACCGGCTCGGAGCAATCGTTAACGGTTGGAACAACGTGTATTTTTAATAGAAAGTATGGCGGCGAAGGAATAGCTTATGACGCTAATTCCGGGGTATTTACTCTTGAAGCAGGAAAGACTTATCGCGTATTTGTTACAGCGTCTATAAAAACAGAGGGATATGTGATATTAAGGCTAGTGACCGCAGACAGTAACGCGGTTGTAGCCGACAACAATCTAGCGATATGGATGAGTGTTAACCTGTCTAACACGAATTGGAAAGAATCGTCAACAGGACCTTTACTTGCGTACGTGACACCTGCTACAACGCAAGGTTTCAAAATAAGAGTAACGGGTGTAAGCGGTACGTCGGGATTGCGTCCTGATTACTGTGCGTTAGAAATTACGGAAATTTAAAACTCGACCGAAAAGTCGTTAAACTATACTGAACCTAACAAGGTTCTTTTTTATTTTGCCTTGAAAGTAGGTGAGAAATTGAAATGGATAGATAGAATAAGGCAATCTTTTAAAGGTGCTGTCGCAGGTTGGAAAAGCAAGTCATCTGACTTTACAAATTGGTTTGGTCGCACGTTTTGGGGAATTGATAACAGTAAATTAGCTACGAACGAGACGATATTTAGCGTTATTACTCGATTAGCTAACACAGTATCCATATTGCCCTTAAAGTTGTATAACGACTACGAAATAGCGCATAATCAAGCATCTGACGTGCTAATAAACGAACCAAACGACAACATGCATGGATATGACTTTATAAACAAAATGGAAGTGTCACGAAACGAAACAGGAAATGCTTATGCTGTTATTTTCCGTGATATTCGTATGCAGGTTGAAAGAATAGTCCCACTTGATTCGGATTACGTCACTCCATTTATTAATTTGGATGATGATAATTTATGGTATCAAGTACAAAGCGAAGGTGGCACTTATTATTTTCACAACATGAACATGCTGCATGTAAAGCACATAACGGGAACATCGAGATGGAAAGGCATCAATCCGTTAGATGTATTAAGGAATACACTGGAATATGACAAAGCTGTACAAGAGTTTAGCTTGCAAGAAATGAAGAAGCCGGACAGCTTTATTCTTGAATATGGAAGCAACATTGATACCGAAAAAAGGGCAAAAGTAGTAGAGGACTTTAAAAGATTTTACCAAGACAATGGCGGAATCTTATTTAAAGAACCTGGCGTTGACATTGATCCTATAGAGAAAAAATATTTTGCATCTGACACATTGAAGTCTGAACAAATAACACGTTCAAGAGTAGCTAATGTCTTTAACATTCCAGTGGCGTTTTTAAATGATAAAGATGGTCAAAGTTTTTCTTCTAATGAACAAGCCATGATTCAATACGTTCAAATGACCATTACACCTATCGTAAGGCAGTATGAACATGAGTTTAATAGAAAGCTATTAACAAGAGAAGAAAGGCAAAAAGGCTATTATTTCAAATTTAATTTAGGTGGATTAATGCGAGGTGATACCGACACCAGAGCGAAATTCTATCAATATGGAATTAGAAATGGTTGGTTCTCGCAGGACGAGGTAAGAGAATTCGAGGACTTGCCACCAGCTGGAGGGAACGCATCTAAGCTTTGGGTGTCGGGTGATCTATATCCTATAGACTTGCCTGCAAATGAAAGAAAGAAAAGAGCATCTGAAGGAGGTGAGGGCGAGTGAAAGGAAAACAAAATAAATTTTGGGAAATGAAAATGTCTGCTGATGATACGGCGGATATTTTTATTTATGGCGAGATTTCTAGTTATGAGTGGGACGAATCAGACACAACGGCATCTAGTTTCAAAAAGGAATTAGACGAACTAGGCGATGTTTCCACTATCAATTTATACGTCAATTCACCAGGAGGAAGTGTATTTGAAGGGATTACCATTCATAATATGCTGAAACGTCACAAAGCAAAGGTAAACGCGCATGTGGATGCTTTAGCTGCATCAATTGCAAGTGTAATTATTATGGCAGCTGACAAGATTCATATGCCTAAAAATTCAATGCTCATGATTCATAATCCATGGACAATAGCTATTGGTAATGCATCTGATTTCCGTAAACAAGCTGATGACTTAGACCGTATAGGTAATTCTAGCAAACAATCATACTTGCAAAAGGCAGGTGAAAAGTTATCGGATGAAAAGTTGCAAGAAATGTTAGATGCCGAAACTTGGCTAAGCGCTGATGAAGCATATGAATATGGGTTATGTGATGTTGTATTAGAGTCTAATGACATGGCGGCATCAATTAGCGATAAGTATTTAGAACGCTATAAGAATGTGCCCAGCCAATTAATAGAACAAAAACAAATTATATCTGCTACGGAAATGGCAGAACGAAAGAAAATAGCTGAACAAGCTGAATCAAATATCAAATTAAGGGAACAAATTTTAGGAGGAATTTATTAATGAATACACTTTATGAATTAAAACAAAACATGTCTACGATCGGACAACAATTACAAAAAGTTGAGGCAGAACTAGGACAAACAGCAATTGATCCATCTGCATCTATGGAGGATATCCAAAAGTTACAACAGTCTAAAAAAGATTTGCAAGCACGTTTTGACGTGATTAAGGAGCAGCATGACAATATGGAGGCTGAGCAAAAGGAACAATTCCAACAGAAGAAAGATGTAGGTTTTGATGGATTGAACACAGAACAAAAAGCAGTGAAAGCTAAAGCTGAATTTATCCGTGCTGCTATCGAAAAGAGACAACCTTCAAATGAGGTTAAACAGTTAATTGCTATTCCAGAAGGAGACCCATCTGGTGGAGATAAATTACTACCAAAAACAATGACAAAAGACATTGTTCATGAACCGTTTGCTAAAAATCAACTGAGAGAACTAGCGAGCATCTCCAACATTAAAGGACTTGAAATGCCTAAAATTTCTTATCAACTGGACGATGATGATTTCATCGGTGACAACGAGACAGCAAAAGAGATCGAATTAACAGGTGACACTGTACAGTTCGGACGCAACAAGTTCAAAGTTAAGGTAGTTATTCCTGATACAGTTATCTACGGAACTGACTTAGAACTAGTCAACTATGTAGATAATGCTTTACGTTCTGGACTTGCTGCTAAAGAAAAGAAAGATGCACTAGCCGAAACTCCAAAAGTGGGATTAGAGCATATGTCTTTCTATAACGGAACAGACGTTAAACGAGTTCAAGGTGAGGATTTATACAAAGCTATTAAAGCCGCTATTGCTGATTTACATGAAGATTTCCGTGATGGAGCAGAAATCTTAATGACTTATGCTGATTACATGGGCATTATTGAGGTATTAGCAAACACGAACCGAGACTTTTACAGTGCACAACCTGAACAAGTTTTAGGAAAGCCTGTAACATTTGCTGATGATGCAGTTAATCCGATTGTCGGAAACTTTAATTACTTCCGTATCAACTATGACCAAATTGTCTATGATTCCGACAAAGACGTAGACACAGGTAACTACTTGTTCGTACTGACAGCCTGGTATGACCAAAAACGCTACCTGGACAGCCCGTTCCGTATCGTTGAAGTAGATGAGGAGACACCCTAACCAGCCCGTAAATTTAGAGGCTAGTGATACCACAGAAACATCTATCACGTTGACGTGGGACTAGCCTTTAAACAGGGCTAGTAATAAAGAAAGGAGAATTTTTTTGGTAACTTATAACATCTACAGGAACGGAAAGCAAGTTGCTAGTGATATTGAAGAAAAAGAATATACAGATACAGGGCTTGAATCCGACACGACATATGAGTATCAAGTTAGCGCTGTAAATGAGTACGGTGAGTCAGAGTTAAGCGACGAGTTGGTTGTAAAAACTAAAGCAACAACAACGACAACAACGACAACAACGACTACGGCGGCACCTACAACCACCACTACTACAACAAGTAGTGAGGACTAACGTATGAAATATGTACTATGTCAACCATCTACTAATCGGTTTAAGTGGGAATTGGACGTGTGCTTAACTAATTTAAAATCACATGGGATAAAAAACATCGTTCTGCTTTTTCAAAAGTGGGACGATGCTATTCCTAAGTATTTTGAGGATAAATACGGTGTAGAAACGCATGTGTATGAGGATTTACGAGAAGATAAGTCGTATATACCGAGTATTAAGCCTTATTTGTGGTGGCAGTACCTAAAAGAAGATCCATCAAGACAAAAGGGCAAGTACTTTTATATGGATTCAGATGTCATTTTCCGTAAAAAGTTAGATTTCCGTAGGTTGCCTGTTAGAAATGATGTGTGGTATTGCAGTGACTGTAACGGCTATTTAAATCTTGATTATATCCGTAATTGCACGAATGGTGAGCAAGTGTTGCGTGATATGGCTATTATTGTTGGGGTTACAGTTGAATCGCTAGAAACAATCAATCATAATTCGGGTGGTGCTCAATGGCTTATCAAAAATCCAACTGCTGAATACTGGAAAAAAGTTTATGAGGACTCTAATAAGCTATATAACTACTTTAAAGACCTAGACTCAAATATCCAAAAATGGACAGCAGAAATGTGGGCGCAACTTTGGAATATGATATATTTCAATATTGGTCCTAAAGTAGTTGATGAATTGGATTTTTGTTGGGCAACAGATCCGATCGAGCGTTGGAACAAAACTAAAATCATGCACAATGCAGGAGTAACTGAAAATGATAAGGATTTGTTTTTTAAAGGCAAATATGTAAAAAAGTCACCTTTTAATGACGATTTTTCGTTTGTTAACAAAAACAAAGTGTCTAGTAAGTATGTTGAAGCGATAAAGAAGGTGAATCAATGATGGATGATTTGCTTGAAATGTCAAAGGAATATTTAAGAATTGATGGAGACCATGACGATAACATGCTTGGTCTCCTTATTGATTCTGCAGAAGGTGAAGATTAATGTCTATCACATTAGAAGAAGTAAAAAAGTTTATCAGAGTGGATGGCTCGTTTGAGGACGATGTCATCCAATCTCTGGTTGACGCTGCCGTTTCGGAATTAAGGGCTTCCGGTGTATCAGAAAGAGCAGAAGCACAAGAGGATTATCCCTTGTATGAATTGGCAGTAAAGGCTATTGTATCCCAAAACTACGAAGGACGCGGGGTTCTTGGCGATAACAAAAGTATTATCCAGTCTCTAATCCTGAAATTAAAGGATTATCCGGCGGTGAACAAAGATGAATAGTGCGGGAGAGTTAAATTCTAGGGTGGAGTTCTTTGAGTATGCACCAAGACCCGGTCCGGAGCCAGGAGAAGTGGAAAAGGCTAAGTTGTGGGAGTGCTGGGCAGAAGTTTATGAGCCGTCTATGAAGGATTTAGAGGTTTTAAGCACCACCGGAACGTTTCATTCTGTCACTGTTCGAATCAGAGATACCCGTGGGGAATTCACGCCTAGGGATAAACACTATATGTCAGTATTGGATGATGTGTACAAGGATGAAAAAGGTGAGTATATCCGATTCAACATAAAAAAAGTACATCCCGACATCAAAGACAAGCGTTTCATTAAGATAGTCGCGGAGGCGTCCACATGAAGGTAGATGTCAGAGGACAGAAGCAATTAATGGCGGATTTGGAACGCCGATTAGGTCCAACTGTTATGAAACATAAAGTTGATGCCGCAATAACTGCGGGCGCGAAAGTGTTTGTAAAAGAATTGAAGCAACAATTTAAAACCTTTAGGGATACTGGGGCATCTATTGAAGAAATCACAATTTCTGAACCATTTTGGATGGATGGTGTCAGAACGGTTAGGGTGCACTGGAAAGGTCCAAAGAATCGTTATCGGATTATCCATCTAAACGAATGGGGAACAGTTAAAAACCCGAACCCTAGAGGTAAAGGGGCGATTGCTAGAGCGCTAAAAAGTTCAGAAAAAGCATATAGAGATGCAATCCGCAGATCGTTGGGAAGGTCGATTTAAATGGATATGATGACTAGAATTTATAATGCAATGATGGATGACAATTACATCGTAGAAAAGGCATACGGAAGGATTAAATATTATGAATATCCGCCAACAGATAACTTAACTGAACCACATATCATTATTGATCCATTAGACACGCCAACGGCTGCTGATTTCGCAGATGACACGTGGCTCACAGATGATTATTTGTACCAAATAGAAGTTTGGTCGAACAACCGTATTGTAACCAAGGGTTTGGCAGACAGGATTCGTATGATTATGTGGGATTTAGGTTTTAGACAATCAGGCGGTATAGATGAATGGGACAAAGATTACAACATCTTCCGTGATGCTCGCAGATACCGAGGAAAAGCATATAGAACAGATTTAGGCAGCTTATAAGGCTGTCTTTTTTTATTACTAAAATAATAGGAGTGATTAAGTAATGGCTAAAAACTACAGATCATTTACTGGGCTAAAAGAGTTTTACTATGGAGCGTTAGGCGATACAGAAACAGGAATTGTTGAAACTGCACCGGAACGAATCGAATTTTTGCAAAACATTTCTATTGAAACGCCACAAGAAATCGCTAAAGCGTATGGGGATAACACAGTGGCAGAAATGGCTGTTTCGACTGATGTAACGACATTAACAACTACCTTCCACAAAATCCCTATTGAGGATCGGGCTAAACTTTACGGATACACAGAAGTGAATGGCATGTATGGACTTTCTTCTGAGCCGAACCCTCCTTATGTCGCATGTGTGTTTGCTCGCACAGCAGAAGATGGTGGAACAGAATGGTTAGGGTTTGCTAAAGGAATTTTTACTCTTGCAACTACAGAAGGTCAAACAAAAGGTGAGTCTATCGAGTTTACAGGAAATGAAACAGCAGGAGAGTTTATGCCGCGCAAAATCGAAGGCGTAGACGAAGAAATCACTTATTTAATTGCTTACGATCCAGCAGGCGAAACAACTCAACGTGACGCATTATTCCAAGCTATTTTCGGAACTACTTATCCGGGCGAAGGGACTCCGGAAACTCCCTAATAAACCCGCCAATCTAAGGGCGGGTGTTAGTGAAACGTCGGTTAAATTGATTTGGGATTAACAAATACGGAGCAGGATTAATTCTTGCTCTTTTTATTTATATGGAGGTATGAAAAATGGCGGAATTAAAACGAAACATGATCGAATTGGTTGTTAACCCACAGGAAGTAGCGGAAGGTGGAGAACCGGAAGTTAAAAAATATTGGACACCTGCATTTATTCCTTTTACTAAGGTGCGTGAGGCTATGGAATTAGCTGCTGAATTAGAAAAGGGAGAAACAGAAAACGTGGCTGAATCCATGGATAAACTCGCTGACTTTGTGACCGATTTGTATGGCGGTCAATTCACGAAAGACGAACTATACAACGGACTTCATGCACCAAGTGCTATCCCAGTAATTCAAGAGCAAATCCTATTTGTTGCACAAGGGCAACAATCCCAAGCAACAAAAAACTTCCTGGCGAAGAAAAATTAACGGACGAGGATTTTTCTTTCGAGAAGCAAAAAGAGTATCTTGATAAACTCGTCCAAGATTTAGTAAAAGACGGTATGCCGGTTAGCGAGGTTATGAATATGCCTTACAGCTATATAGTGGACATTTTAAATGAACGAAACAAAAAAGTAGAACATTCTAATTCATTCTTTGATTTGTTGGGTTAACCACAAGGTGGTGGTTCAGTGAAACTTGAAGAGGTACGTTGCATTAAGTGCAATAAACTCATTGGAAGGATAAAAGGTAGCGCGGAAATCAAATGCCCCAGATGTGGGGAGTTAAATAAAATTAAAAATTAGAGAGCCTTAGAGCCCCTGTACAAGACTTTATATGTATGGGGGTGAAGTATGTAAATGGCAGATCGCATAAAAGGGCTTTCAATTTCGCTTGATATGGAAACAACTTCTTTAGACAGAAGCATGTCGGAAATCAAGCGAAGTTTTAGGACGCTGAATTCATCAATTAAAACAAATTCAAATAACATGAAGTTTGGCACAAAGTCAATCGAAAATTACGAAAAAGGCATTGAAACACTAAATGATGACATCGAAAAGCAACGAAAGAATTTGCAAGACACAAAAAAGCATTTAGACGAATACAAGCGATCCGGTGAAGAAAACACTGTTGCTGCTCAAAACTTAGCGCGAGAGTACAACAATCAAGCCGATAACCTAAACCGATTAGAACACCAACTAGCAAACGCTACAAAAGAATTAGAAAGAATGAAAGAAGAGCAACGAATCGCAGAATCGGGTTGGGGGCGCTTAGGCACTTCATTTAGCCAAATGGGTGACAGCTTGCAATCGTTCGGGGGTAAGTTGCGTGATGTAGGTGGGACTTTGACTAAATCAATAACTGTCCCAGTTGCAGGCGTAACGACCGCGGTGGGCGGTATGGTTGCCGCGTTTGGTTGGGATCGCTTAAAGTCCGTTGACTCTGCACAGGCCCAACTTAGAGGACTAGGATATGAAGCGGAAGACGTTGAAAGAATATCCGATCAGTTAGCGGAGGCCTTAGAGGGCGGCATGCTGACAATGGGTGAAGCCACTTCGGCAGCAGCAACAGCGATGGCGGCAGGAGTTAAAGAAGGCGATGAATTAACGCGGTACATTCAGATTCTTGACGGGACTGTAGCTGGTTCTACGGGAACGTTTGAAGAGATGGAGCAAATTTTTGGTCGAATCATTGACCAAGGAAGCATGACGCGGAACGAATTCGATATGATAGCCCAACGTATGCCCGGATTTTCAAAAGCGGTACAGGAACACATGGGAGTTAGTTCCGAAGAGATGTATGAAATGTTGCGGAACGGAGAAATAGCAACCGATGAGTTCCTAGACATCATGGAAGACTTTTCCGGCGACATGGCTACAGAATATGCTAAGTCATGGGACGGTATGGTTCAAAACACCAAGGCTTATATCGGTATTCTAGGAGAAAACTTACTTGGTGGAGTGTTCGAGCAATCGAAAGAATCCATCGCAGAATTTATTGAGTTATTAAGTTCAGAAAAAGTCCAAGAATGGGCAGCTGAAACCGGAGAACGTTTAGGTGAAGTATTTTCGAATGTGGTCGAGTCAGTGAAAGGTGCCATTGGTTGGTTTGTTAATCTGGAGGGATGGCAACAGAAGTTAATCGGTTCACTTGGTGGGTTGGTTGTGGCAGCAGGGCCAGTATTAAGTGTGGCAGGCATGTTTTTCGGGGCGATCGGAAAAGTAATGTCTGTACTTGGCCCATTATTTACGAAGATAGCCGAATTAAGTGGAGTAAAAAAGGCGTTAGGTGTAGTCATAAGAAATTTAGCATCGAGGTTTAGTTTTCTGCTAGGTCCTGTGGGTATTGCGATAGGAGTTATAACCACACTGGCGGGAATATTCGTTACAGCCTATAAAAACTCCGAGACATTCAGGGATATTGTACACCGGCTAAAAGACGCGTTTTTAAACGCAGTTGAAGGTGTCAAGGAGTTCTTGACGACTAGCCCACAGATACAAGCATTCATAGATGGCGTAAAAGAAGGTTTCCAAACCGCGAAAGATTTAATTATGGAAGCGATCGGAGCAGTAGCTGACTTTTTCCAAGAAAAAATATCACAAATTAAATCATTTTGGGATAGTGAAGGACAAAGTATATTAGAAGCTTTTCAGAATATATTTTCCGGAATTTGGTCGGTTGTCGAACCGGTCATAAATTGGATAGTTGAAGCGGTTAAATTTGCTTTTCCGTATATAAAAAGCGTTATTGAAGGTGCTCTAAAATTAGCTTTGGAGATAGTCAAGCAAATTTGGTCTAATATCCAAGGTGTTATAAACGGTGCACTTGATGTAATTATGGGATTAGTAAAAACTTTTTCCGGATTGTTTACTGGCGATTTCTCAAAGATGTGGGAAGGCGTCAAGCAGATATTTTCGGGAGCAATTGAATTTATTTGGAATTTTATTCAACTGTCATTTTTTGGAAGAATTATTCGCGGGGTACTAGGTTTTGCCCGTGGATTTTCCGGCCATATCAGCACAATGTGGCAGGGGATCCGAGATATATTTAACCGAGTAGTCTCATGGATTGTTAATTTTGTCAGAAATTCCTTTAACTCCATGCGAAATACAGTTTCAAATATTCTTACACGAATTCGAAATACAACACAAACAATCTGGAATGCTATCAAAAATTATACAGTAAATCCGGTGCGCGATGCTGTCCGAACCGTCCGCAATCGGTTTAGTGATTTGCGAGATAGTGCACTAAATATTTTTAGCAGAATCCGAGACGGCGTGTCTGATCGGGTATCGTCCATGATCGGCTATGTACGCGACATGCCGGGGAAAATGAAAGACGGCCTTAAGAAGGGTGTAAGTGCAGTAAAAGATGGCATGGTCAGTATTGCGCGTGGCATGGTTGACGGATTAAAAAATGGAGTAAATGGCGTAATTCGTGGAATCAACTGGGTGTTAGATAAACTAAGTGTAGATTCAGAGATCTCGCTATGGAATCCAGCTAACACATTCGCTTGGTACGCTCAAGGAACACGCGGCGGAGGACACCCTGGAGGTCCAGCCGTTGTCTCTGATGGGAAGGGTTCGAACAGCGGACCTGAACTAATAACCACGCCAGACGGGAAAAGCTTTTTATCTCCTAACAAACCGACGTTAATACCAGACATGCCAAAAGGAACGCAGGTTGTTCCAGCGAGAATAACAAAGCAGTTGCTTGATATACCACACTATGCTGATGGAACGGGTTGGTTTGGAAAAGCGCTTGACTGGGGTAAAGGTGCAGTCAAAAACATCATTGATACAGCGGTGGAATGGACAGGCAACGTTTGGGATTACGCTACTAATCCCGGTAAATTATTAGATGCCGGTTTAAGCCTGCTGGACATTGAACTTCCAAGCCTAGGTATTGTTGGCGACATTGCCCGTGGAGGATTTAACTACGTCAAAGATGCCGCCGTGGATTATATCAAAGGAATGTTTGACGATTTTATGAGTAGTGTATCAGGTCCTACCAGCGGAGGTGCATCTGCATGGAGACCAATGATTCTAAGAGCGGCCGCACAAATGGGCGAAACTGTATCTCAAACAGAGGTAAATGGTATCATCGCCCAAATTCAAAGAGAATCTGGCGGTAATGAGAAGATTACGCAATCATCTGCTGTATGGGATATAAACATGGCCCAAGGCAACCCAGCAAGAGGACTATTGCAATATATCCCACAAACTTTCGCAGCCTATGCTGTACCGGGCCACAACAACATCTATAGCGGGTACGATCAACTGCTAGCGTTTTTTAACAACCGTACATGGAGACGTGATTTGCCATACGGTACACGTGGTTGGGGTCCTCGTGGCGGCCGTAAGTTTGGAACAGGCGGTCTTGTCAACAACGAAGGTTTATACCACCTAGCAGAAGAAGGCTATCCAGAGTGGATTATCCCCACAGCGCCGAATCGTAGAACAGATGCTATGAAATTACTTGCTTTAGCTGCCAAGGATATACAAGGGAATAAACGGCCGCAGCAGTTGCCGAGTGTGGGTAATAACGACAATAGCTATTTAGAAGATGTGGTCGATAAACTCACTCAACAAGTGCAGTTGTTGACTCAATTAGTCGTCACTAACCAACAAGTAGCAACCACTAACCAAGTAATAGCAAATAAGCCTGTTTTATCGGAGGGCGATATTAAACGCGCCAATGACAAACAAGACGCTAGGCAAGCTATAAACCACTCTATATTTACAGGCAAGCCGGGAGGTCTTTAAATGCAAGATTACTTTCAAATATATGACTTAAATTTCAATCCAATCCCACTTCCTGTAGATGAATTAGGCTACGGACTTAGGGGGTTGGATTTAATTGTTTCGTCAATCGGTCAGGAGGTCACAGAGCACAGTATTGCTGGTATGCCTGGCAATATCATAACTGGCGTTCGTGATGCTGATAGAGACATGACGATGCAAGCAAGAATTAAAGCAATGAATCCCACGGATTATAGACTAAAAAGAGATCGCGTCTATTCCTTTTTTAAGGAGTTAGGCGCTTTTTATGTTACTGAATCCCATCAAATGAACAAGCTTATGAAAGTAAGGGTAGTGAATCAATTTACACCAGAACGTCCACAGAACTTAAGAACATTTGCAACGGTTGATATCCCATTAAAAATAGACGGTAAACCCTACTGGATCAGCCGATCAACCACAATGGACTTACACAATAACAAAGGCATTCCCGCAAACGGTAAATGGTCATTTGGCATGGGGTTAGATGTAACGCCAGACAATTTGATTTATCAGTATGAGAACCAGCCGGAGTTTACTATTTATAATGCTGGCAGATTTCTGAAAACCGTACAGGAAAAAGACAACTGTGAAATTAAAATTGAGATAAACGAAGATGTTACTAGCTTTATGTTATATGACGATACCGGCAGATATTGGGAGTACAATCCTTCGAGAAGAAGTGAATGGGCAATAGCTGCAGGAGACGAAATTATATTTAACGGTCATGATGTCCGATTAAATGGAACAACGATCATGGAGAGAACGAATAGGTACTATTTTGTATTAAATCGTGGGATTAATCGATTTAGAGTTATGGGGTTATCAAATCACAAGATAACTTTTGACTTTAGATTTAAGTACAACTAAGAAGGAAGTGATTAAATGCGCAGACATAATATAAATGCACCTATTACAGATGCTGTTTTAAATTATATAAACCAAAACTTCATTACTTTATTTAATGAATATATGCAAGCAGGATTAGATGCTTCAGAAGCTAGACAAAAAGCACTCGATGCTGTCATGAAATCAGATGAAGCATTGAATTTATCTGAACGAACACAAAAGGAATTATCACAAGCAATTTTAGAAGGTGATTCAAGTCCGTTAGCCGGTCAATTATCTGTAGGGGCTGATGGACATATTTATCATGATCCACAGGATAGATTTGTCAATGAAATGAATTCAGTTAAATCACAGTTGGCACATAATGTTGATTTAACGTCTCGTATGTCAGAGAGTTTTAATGAGGGGTACTATAACGGGGCATTGGTTTCGTTTGCTTTTGATGATGGATATATGTCCGATTGGGATTTATTTAGACCAATTTTTGAAGAAGAAGACGTTCCGGGTTGCATATCTGTACACACGAGCGAAATAGGTAAAAGTGGTAGAATGGATTGGAGCCATCTTAAGTATCTAAAAGAATTAGGTTGGACAATCGCATCACACATGCACACCCTTAATGTCAGGGTGCGAGACATGACTGAAGAAGAAATTGAATATGAATATAGAACATCTCATGAAATATTAAAGAAAAATGGAATGGATTACGATATTATTGTACATCCTTTGGGACAGGCTACGGAGGAATCATTAAGAATACAACGCAAGTACTATAAAATGGGCATAAATATAGTTAGACCTCACCTAAGAAACTATGTCCCGTACATTGATAATCACTTAATGAATAGAGTTGCGGGCTTGTCTCAACCAAGAGGGGCGGGGCCAAGCCTTGAAGAATGCAAGGCGAGAGTAGACGAAGCTATTGAAACTGGTGAATATATTATATTTGAAGATCACTCTCATTATCCTGAGTGGAGAGAAGAAGGTAAGCTTGATGAATTACAAGAATTGATTCAGTACGTTAAATCGAAAAACATTCCGATCGTAAACCTGCAAGATGGTTATAAAATGAAGTGTAACATTATTGATATTGGAGATAGAAATTACGATAGTGGCACACTCAACCAAGACATTTATAAGATTCATAGAAATGGATATATTTCTAGGTCTGGAGTGGGCGATATGTTTGTCCAAGAAGAAGAAGGTGATTTAACAACTCTTATTGACCAATATGCAATAGGGATTACTTTAGAAAGGATATCTACTAGTAAGGCTATCTCTCAAGGGTTGCCACGAGGAGGTTTGTTGCAAACGACTAAGTTCTCTGGGGGATCGGCATCCGGATATAATCATCAAGAAATCACAATGAGTGTTATAGGTGCGAGATTAAGAAGGGTAGCGAATACAGACGGTAGTTGGGGAGAGTGGATTAACAGCGGTGATTCATTATCTAGAGAATACAATTTAGAAACGCATATTCACGACTTTCCTTTCGGTGAGACCAATAATCCTATTCCTACGGCAGATGCAGTCGAATCACCGAGTGGAACAGCTGGTATATTAGTCACAAAAAGATTTGAAGAACCAAGTTCTTACGATTGGCAAGAATACCATGTATATCAATCTGTGGATTGGTATAAAAGATATTTTAACAATGTGGACGGTAGTCCATTTGATTGGGTGAAAATGAATTCTTAATGTAAGGTGAAATTAATCTATATTCGGAACAAACTACGAATTAACTGAATTAAAGATAATACTATTTTAGACACTCATATTCGAGTGTCTTTTTAAATTGGGAGGTGACCACAATCGAAGGACAACCTTCTTTATTTTTAAAGGATTTAAAAGGAAAAGAATATCCTGCAATCGCAGAAGTAAAACGAAATAAACGAGTCAACGGACAGCGTGAATTAACGCTGTCTTTTTTATTTGATGACGACGGAATTAACGAGGAATTCTTGCATGACATTGAATTCGGTTGGAAGATATTTTTCAAAGGCGAATGGTACACGATCACCACACCAACCTACGCATTAGATGGCGATAAGTTTTCCGTTGGTGTTTCCGCGGTACTATCATTTTTCGTGGATATGAACGGGCACTATTTGCAGGACGAGGTAGAGGATCAATCCATGACACCAGCAAACTTTTTCCGTGAGTTGTTCGAGGGTACAGGTTACAGCTATGTGATAGTAGATCCGTTATCTGCCAATACATTAAGTTATCAAGCCAACCAGAGCAAAACAGAGCGTTTCCTGTACGGTGTTGATCGTTTTGAAGGGGAATACACCATAAGAGGTAAAGTCGCTTATATCTACGCCTTAACGGGATCTGACAAGAACGTTATCCTGCATGAAGATTTAAACGTACAAGATGCATCTGTGGAAGTAGACGGATCCGGGTTTCACACCTGGGCAAAAGGGTTTGGCGACAAAGACAGCGATGAAGACGATTATAATTTAGAAGTTGAATACGTTTCGCCACTGGTGGAGAAATACGGTTATATTGAAGGTCCTGCCATTCGTGATGGATCGTACAAGCATGCGGACGCATTGACCGAAGCAGTAAAGAAACAAGTGGAAAACAGTTACAAGGTGTCTACAACCATTACAGCAGTTGATTTAACCAACAACGGTTATCCTGAAATGCAATTTGAAGAGGGTGACCGTGTTTTTTTATATGTTGATCGACTGAATTTGAATACTCAAGTACGCGTGGTTGAAATAGAAGAAACGTTTGATTGGGAGGGCAATATTATCGACGTGTCTTATACACTGGGGAATGAGGGTATTGCCAAACGATATAAGACACAACAATACAACGCCGTATCCGATTTTAGAGACATTCAAAACGGCAGGAAGAAAATACAAACAAGCTGGCTTGACGATGCAATCCGGCGTGCGAGTGACATTATAAACGGGAACCTAACCAGTCACTTTGAGTATGGCGTGGGTGAAATCATTGGTATTAATACCGACAACCCAAACGGATATATGCGGTTTAATACGGATGGGATAGGATTTTCCAGAGACGGCGGGAAAACGTACCGTACTGCCATGACGTACGAGGGGATTGTTGCTGATGCGATTACTGCCGGAACGTTACGAGGTGTTGTTATTGAAGGTGTGGAGATTTATGGAACCGATATTTTTGGCGGTAGACTCCACAGCATGAATAATCAGAACACTTATTGGAATTTGGAATCAGGAAACTTAAACATGGAAAATGCTTACTTTTCTCTTGGTGGTGGAGCAAATATTCACTTTGACGACTCTGGGAACACCATAACTTATGAACGTTATGACAGTACGTCAGGATTTAACAGGACATCAGGAATAGGAGTAGGTAATGCTTTTAATGGAAGGTATCCTGTTATTTACATGGGGACTTCTGGAACAGGGAGAGGTTCATTTTCTGCAAATGACGATGTTTACTTTAACGGATTCATTGCGAACACAAACCGAAGAGTCTACGATGACAATGTAGGGAATAGTGTTGTTGGTGACTTGTTTGATGTTCGTGACCAAGCATATGTTGTTGAAAAAGGGTATCAGTTTGACCTTAGAAGTGGTCGGTCTAGTTTTAGTGGGATAAATGCAGCTTCCCGTGATTACGATTTAGGAACTCCCGATAGACTGTTTGACCGTTTATATATCCGACAGGTAAGAACTGTAGGTGATTTCGACATTAGAAACAACGCCGTCACCGGTCTAGGTTGGCGTTTATCCACTATACAGGAAGATGGCCGCGTTTCTTTACGAGGGTTAAACATGGGCGCTTATAACTATGAGTTAGGAAGTTCAGAAAGTTATAACGCCTTTTTCTATGGATATATATCACATTTAAGACCAGGGACTTCATCAAGTGATGACGGAAGTGGTGTTGGTTCAAGTGATAGACCATATAGATATGGGCACATAAGGTCGCTGACTGTCCATGAAAATTTTTACAATAATTCTTTAAGGGATTACAAGGAAAATATTAGAGATTTGCCTTTAGACATTGCGATTAATTTCGTAAAAAACAATCAGGTGAAAATCTTTAATTATAAAGAAAGTGAAGAGGAAAGTGTAGGGTTAATCCGTGACGAAATAGTAATTGATCCTGAAAATGAATCATTAATCGGAACAGAAACAGCTATAGCTCCGACCAACATTCAATTTATGAATCAATTGGTAATAAAAAATTTACTTGAAAGAGTGGAAAAATTGGAGGATACAGAAAATGAACCAACAGCCTAAACAAGATAATCAAGAAAATTTTCAAGAAAAAGTAAACGAAATAATGTCCAATTTAGAAGTCGATCCAGAAAATGCAATTAACTCTTTATCTGATAAAAACGCTAGATTAGGAAAAGAAAATGCACAAAAGGATGCGGTAATCAACGCATTAATTAAACAGTTGATTGAATTAGAAAAAGACAACAAGAATTTACGAGAAGCAATACAGAAAAATGAAAGGGGTGATAAGGAACAGAATAAAGCAAACAAACCAAACGCCAAATAAGGCGCTTTTTTTATGCAAAAAAACAGGGGAATAAAGGGAGGTCAACTATGCATGGCAAGGAGTTGACAGAAAATATGGACGTGTGGAGAGACAGAGTCACACAAGACATAAACGATCTCAAGCAAAGACAGCAACAAAACGAGGGGAAGCTTGCCAATGTGGAAGCAGATATTCACAAATTGCAGGTGTCAGATAAACTACAGGATAAAGAAATATCATCACTTAAAGAAGCTTTATCAGAAATCAAGGACGATACTAGTTGGATTAGAAGAAGAATCACAGGCGCTCTTATTACGGCAGTCATTACGGCTGTCGTCGGTGGCATAGCCGGCATAGCAATAGCAAATATATTTTAGGAGTTGATTCAATGCAAGGTGCAATTGTCAGATTGATCGTTTTAGCGATTGTATTAGTTAATCAAGCGTTAGTAGTGTTTGGGTTTAACCCATTGCCATTCACAGAAGATCAAATTTACGAAGCAGTGTCCAGTGTGGCGGTAGTGGCAATGTCGTTATATGTATGGTGGACTAATAACTCAGTGACCAAAGAAGCGCAGAAAGCAGATCAATATTTAAGTGAATTAAAAGCTAAGAAGAAGTAAGAGCGACGTTTATCGTTGCTCTTTTTTATTTTATAAAGGAGTGATCAAATGGCCAAAAAGCCAAACATCAAAAATGCAGGTTTAAGCTTTCGTAACCGCACACCAATTAATAAGAGCCGCATTAGACACATTGTCCAGCACCATATGGCACATGAAAGTTGGGATATATATGATGTTCATAATTTTCACAAAAATGGTAATGGTTGGTCAGGCGTGGGTTACAACTACTGGATCTCATTCGACGGCAACATCTATGAAGGGAGGGGCTGGCATGTAGGTGCACATTGTCGTGGGCATAACTCCACATCTGTGGGAATTGGTTACCAAGGTAATTTCGAGAATCAGAAAATGACCGATGCACAAGTCAAGGCCGGAAAAGCATTAAATGCATGGCTTATGTCTGAATTAGGGCTAGGATCGAGTGCTATTGTTGGACATGGTGATCTAGTTGCCACAACTTGCCCAGGTCGCAACTTTAGAATGAGTGAGGTTAAAGGGGCGACTACTGTTAAAAGTGCGCCTAAATCCAAAGTAGCAAGCGTATCAACCAGTGCGTATACAGGTGGTAGTGTTGTTGATTACCTAAACAGCATTGGAAAAGATTCCAGTTTTGACAATCGTAAAAAACTAGCAAATGCTCATGGGATTAGTAACTATACGGGCACAGCAAGCCAAAACACCAAGCTGTTAAATAAGTTACAGTCTGGTAAAACACCTGTCTCTCAAGCTGATCTAACTGTGGATGGCAAATGGGGCAACGCGACCACAGAAGCACTACAGGACGCATTAAACACTCCGGTTGATGGGATTATCAGCAACCAATCCCGAAACAGCGTCACAGAATCATTATACGGAAATACAGTGCGCTACGGCAGTGGGGGAAGTGTGGTGATAAGAGTATTACAACGTTATGTAGGGGCGTCTGCCGATGGATTGTTAGGTCCAGCTACAGTAAGGGCACTACAAGATTATTTAGGCACTCCTGTAGATGGGGTGTTAAGTCGTCCGTCAACGGCAGTAAAAGAAATGCAACGTCAATTGAACGCAGGAACATTTTGATTAATAATTAATATACCTTTGTATATAATACCGTGGTATCAGCCCGGGCGTGGAAAACCCGGGCTTGTTTTTTATTTAAATATCTTACCAAACAATCTTCCCGTAGCCTTACCAGCTACACGCCTTCCAATTCTTCTACCCACTTTACCTTTCTGAATTGCATTAATGTCATTTGAGATACGCAGTAATTTATATATTAATGATTTCATGATTAAGCCTCCTATATGTTATAATCACCGTACACACTTTTATGAGGAGGGTAGGCTTATGCCTGCCCTCTTTTATTCTATTACGATTGTGTTGCCGACCCCGTCTTCCCAACCGTCAACATCTTCGCCGTTGTCTAAATCCTCAATAATAGCTTCCATGTCCTCAATTGTTGCAGGGGCTATAGTCTGTACCTTATCCCCTTGAATAACCTCAAATGCTTTTAAATCGTGATCAAATTCAATCATTTCTACCGTGTAATTTTCTCTTTCCCATGTTCTTAATTCCATTTTATCCAACTCCTTTTTTTATATTTGTTTTATGTTTTGTGAAATTTTTGAACAGTAAGTACATTGATAGGTCTCTATATAGAGTAGTTCGCCTTTATTATTTTCTAGTGTTTCATCTTGTATAAATGAGAAATTGTGTTCGCACATTTTAGACCTCCCAATATTTAGTAGGGTATTACTTCTATTTTTCTTTTTTCTTATTCTCTTATTCATTTTTTGTTCCTCCTTTTATTTTGTGAAGGCCTTCCCTGACCTTCTAACTACATTATATCACTAATTAGTGATAAGTCAATACATTTTATTAGTTTTTTATTTATTCTTATCTCCAAACCATTCCCGCATAGCATGGGTGGATATAATCCAATCACGGTTTTTCCCGCCTGGTTTTTTATAGTATTTAATCAAACCGCGATCGATCATGTCGTCTAGCTTATCTCCATAATAATCAAACCGCAATCGAGCCTTTACGGTGTCTACTTTTTTCCCCCAACGTTCAGCAGCTTCTACCGGGGACATGTATTTGTCTATTTCTTTCATTTAATCTTCCTCCAAATGTGGTTTATGATATTCTTCTTCTGCTTTTTTTCTAGCCTTGACCGCATCTTCTTTCTTATCAAAATAACCTAAAGATATTTGCTTCCCTTTATATCCGATATAGGCGCGCCATTTGTTTCTTGATATTAACCAGGTGACGCCTTTGTGTCCAGACTTATTACCCTTATGGAGTTTGGCTTTTAGTGCGCTTTTTCGAGTGCCGTCAAGACTATCTGCTTTTATATGATTTCTAGCCCCTGCATCGCGTTTTTCGTCACGTTTGCAACCGCATGATCTATAGTGCCCGTGGATTAAACTATAACCATATACATGTATCAAGTTGCTGCAGGATCACCTACACTTCCATAACCTCGTACCGTCTCTCCCGCGCTCATTACTCAATTTAATAACCTCAAGATCACCAAACGTTTTTCCTTTCAAGTCGATACGATCGTTTGACATTACGCAACAGCGCCCATAACATCATTATACTCAATGTAGTAAACATCGCCGTCAATTACTTCTACAAAGTCACGGTCGCCAGCGTCACACACTTCATAAATTTTACCGTTTTCCAATTCAAATGTTTTTCCGGAGTAGTCATTTTCTTCTACAGGGTTTATGAACTCACGGTTCAACTTCCACTTAGGGTGTGTACCGGTGATCTCAGCAATCCAAGACTTATGTTTACGACTTCCTGCTGTCGTGTTAAATTCAACCTTCTTAGGTGCTTTAGTTTCAGCCCATGCCATTTTTAGTGCTTCTGATAAATACTCACTTACTTTTCCGCCGAATTGCTTTTGTCCTTCTCTTGCGATCTCCCAAGCTCTTACCATAATGTTTTTCATTCCGTCCAACTCCTTTGTTTGATCTGTTAATTACATTATATCACTAATTAGTGATAAGTCAACAGGAAATAAGAAGTTTTTTATTTATTTTTACACAAAAAAGAAACCCTCATGCATCAAGGGTTTCCATCGTTTTATTTACTCGTTCGATCTGCCTTTTTATTGTCTCCTGCAATTCATAATCCTTTTCTGCTTTGACCAGCATTTTCAGGAGATCCTGTTCCTGCTTGTAAATCCCTTCATTAATTTTTATCAGTCCTTTTATATAAGTCATCGACTTTGCATTCCAACAATTCAGCTAACTCAAATAATTTATGTATAGATGGATAACTTTTACTGTTAGCCCACCGAGACAATGTCTCCTCGCTCACATTTAATTTCCGGGAAAGCCATTTATTAGTTCTTCCTCTTTCGTCTCTCCAATAAGATATGCGGCTTTTTAACTCCATTTTTATCACCTAACAAACTATTCCACAAAACAATCTCAATACCCTTTGATGTAAATTGCAAATAATTATTGATCTAATTTGTCATAGGACAAACTCCGTGCCCATATGCTTTACCATAGTCGTTTTAAAAGACGCTGATGTAACAGCCTTGCGAACACCGATAAAGCCTATCAAATGCCTTAACTTCGGATAATTTCACCACTTTACTAAATTCGTTTTGGCTACAACTATCTATTCCATAGATACAAAGAGGGGGTGCGCTGTTTGTTTGAGATTTTATCTACATTAAGTATGGCCGCGATAGCTGGATCAACTTATTATTTTCAAAATAGATCATCTTCCAACGATCATGAAAAGATAATGAAAATTGCAGATGCTGCCGGATTAAAAACAAAAGAGGGAAGCATTAGGATTTATCGAAAATCAAGAAGAAAAAACTATGCTGAATACGTTTATAAGATTCCGTTGGGATTATCATTCCAGCAATTTGTCGATCATAAACAGCTATTTATTGATGGACTAAATAATAAGAGTGAATCAGATTTTACCCTGGCCAATATTAAAAAAATCGATTGGAAAGGGGATATTAAGAGTCAGGTAAAAGACCTATTTAATAATCGTGTGAGTTTAGATAAACAGATTGAAATGAATTATGACGGCATGTTGAAATTCAGAGTTTATGAAAAAGGGTTGGATAAAGTGTATTTATACAATGACGAAATGCTCTCCAAAGTGAAAGGGTGGAAGGTGCCGATTGGTTACACATACAGTGATTTTATTACTCATGATTTTGAAAAGCTTCAAATGCTTGTGGTCGCTGGCATGACGAGATACGGAAAAACGGTATTTTTAAAAAACGCCATAACAACACTTATAAACAATCAACCGGATAACGTGAAGCTTACTCTTATCGATTTAAAGGGAGGTTTAGCATTCAACCGTTTTGCAAGGTGCAAACAAGTTATCGAAGTAGCCAAGAATGCAAGGGAAACAATCAAAGCTTTAGAGAGGATTCATTCGGAAATGCTGGACCGACAGCGGGAGTTTTTGAAAGAAGGATATGAGGATATTACAGAAGCTGGATACAAGCAAAGGCACTTTATTGTAATAGACGAAGGGGCAGAAATATCAGCATTTGTAAACAAAAATGATAGAGAACGCTGTTTGAATTTAGTTGGAGAAATAGCCCGGATCGGTGCTGGGTTAGGTTATAGAGTGGTGTTCGCAACACAGTACCCAACTGCGGACGTATTTCCTCGTCAAGTAAAAGCAAATACAAGTGCAGCCCTTTGCTTCAAGTTAAAGAACGCAACTCAATCCACAGTTGTTTTGGATCGCGGGGGAGCAGAGGAACTGCCTGCCAAATTATGGGGTAGAGCGATTTATCAAACGGATCAAGAAAAGGTCGTTCAGACTCCATTAATTGAGAACGGTTATATCGATGAAAAGATAAAGGTCCACGTAAGAGCAAAGGAGGATATTCATGATCGTGCAGCAAAAGAAGATCGAACGACAGGACCGCATACTACTTTCTTTGAAGAAGCTTAATTTTTTGACCAGAAGCCAATTGCAACGCATGCATAATCTTAAAAGTGATCGCAATGCCCAGCGCGTATTAAAAAACATGGAGAATTATCTCAATGTATTTAGGGACGGACAGAATATTTATTATTTAAATAAAAAAGGGCGCGAACGCGTGGAATCGGATAAAATCATCAAGAAAACACATAACGTTAATCACTATATTATGCGGAATGAACTTTATATCCAATTCGGTCAACCCAAAACATGGCGCAACGAAATACGCATTATTAATCAAAACAACCATGGAAAGCTGATTGTTGTCGCTGATGCCCTATTTGAAGCGAATAATCAGACGTACATCATAGAAGTGGATAATACGCAGAGTATGAAGAACAATCGCACGAAGATAGAGAAGTATAGGCGTTTAATTGAACGAAATGCTTTTGGAGGAATGCCCTTTATGATTTGGATAACGACAACTGAATACAGGAGAAAGAAGCTCTTAGAGCTATGTGACGGGTTAAATATAAAGGTGTTTTTGCCGACTGACTTTAAATAGGAGGGACTTTAATGACGTTTGAAGAGTTAAAAAAATGGGATATGATGCTGTCAGCTTTAAACGCGAAAGGCCTAGAATCAGTAATCAAGCTAGCGGTTACGTTACTGTATTTACGCGCGGAGGAGGCGGAAGATGAAAACGAAAACTTATGATTTTAAAACTTTTATAAGGAAGGAACACAAAAAGCAGAACAGAAAACCCACTGTTGAATTAATACCACTTGCCATTGCTCCATTTATGCCAGCAACCGCATCTGCGGAAACTGATATTAAAGGGCAAATGATGACCGCCTTTGATCCGCTGTTACAACTAATACAGGGGGCGGCTTATCCGATTGCTTTAGCTGTAGTGTTGGGTGGTGCGATATTTGTCATCATAGGAAACAGCGACAGAGGGTTTAGCATGATTTCCAAGGCATCGATGGGATATGTTTTGATAAGTGTATTGCCCATGATTTTCGATGTGCTTGCCGGAGTGATGGAAAACGTCTCATAAACTTGACCAAGTGTGTATAAGTGTGTATAATTAAGGTGAAGGAGGATCGTTATGAAAGTGCGAAAAAACTTCACTTTAGATAAAGAATTAACGGATAAGCTAAAGGATCTTTCTGTTCAAACCAAAGTTCCAATGTCGCCGCTAATCGAAGAGGGTATAGAGGAAATTTTGAGTAAATACGAAAGGAAGGGACTGTACAATGGGAAGAAAAACCAACCCAGATGACTATATCGGAAAGGTTTTCGGCGGGCTAAAGATAAAGAAAGTTTTTTTCAAAAAAAACTAAGTATGGCAACAGGGCCTACGCATTATGTCAATGTGTATGCGGCAATGAACACACATCTGTTTTGGCTAGTATTAAATACGGATCTACAAGAAGTTGTGGGTGCTTAAAGGACAAAAAAACATCTGAAAGAAGCAGAACGCACGGAATGTCAGAAACGCGTTTTTATAAAATTTGGCAGGGTATGTTTAAAAGGTGTGATAACCCAAAAGATGAAGGTTACCCGAATTACGGAGGAAGAGGTATAAAAGTTTGTGATGAATGGTATGACTTTATAAACTTCAAAAATGATATGTACGAAAAGTATTTAAGTCACGTCAAAAAGCATGGAGAAGAAAATACATCAATTGATAGAAAAGATGTAAATGGAAATTATGAACCGTCTAATTGCACTTGGGCAACTAGGCAAGAGCAAAATAAAAATACAAGAGTAACAAAAAGGTACCCTTATAAGGGGCAAATGTTGAGCCTGCACGAAATATCAGACATGGAGGGTATAAACTATAGGACATTTAGAAACAGGGTATTCAGAAGCGGAATGACCATCGAACAGGCGGTAAAGCACAGGACAGGAAAAAAACTCGCTAAAAACAATAAACGTTATGATTATAAAGGAGAAAAATTGCGGTTATATGAGTTGTCTGAACGGTTCCATATTCACCCTGCAACTTTAGCTGATCGGTTAAAGAAGATGAGTGCTGAAGATGCTGTTTCTTTACCCGTTAAAAGAAGGAGTGGTTCAAATAGGTTCAATAACTCACCTAATCATTGATCGGATTACAAGTGGATTTGAAAGTATAGTCGCTGATTATATCACAGCGCTACCTATCATGGTTGGTATGTCAATTGGTATTTATGCTCTGTTCGGAATGATTAGTAGGACACTTGCTAAGTTTGGGGTAATCGGTGTATTCTTATACGGAGGTCTGGTTGTATTAATATAAAGGCGGTCTGATTTATTTCGCCGCCTTTATGTGCAAACGCATGTTCTAACGAACCAGCTAACAAAGTGCAAACAACTTGAAATAATTTAATGTTATTTTTAACATAAAAAGTCGCTTCTGAACGCTGTGAATGGCGCTGTAACAGCCTTGACTGGTTTCCGGTATCCGAAGTCAGAAAAAAGAAGCTGCACAAATCGTGCAGCAAAGAAGGAATTAAGTTTGTTGTTTATTAAATGAAATGTGGTCTTACATAATCTACAAATTTTGAAAGGTTATGTAAGACCACATATAAATTAAATGAAATCGACTTTATCAATTACAATTGTCTTGCCTGTGTGTCTGTAGTGTATTTCTTCTATAAAGGATTGCACAAAGTATTTCTTTTCTTCTCGCTTTAACGCAATCCAGTTTTGTTTTATTGATTCAAGAGCGTCTATGATCTGATCTTTATTTATATTTCCAGATTCCTCTGGTTCGATTATTTCGTCGATTTGTTCTCTGATTTTTTGCTCTTTTCCTTTTTCTTCTTCCATTAAATTTTTGAAATCATCAAATGAGATCGCCTCCTCCGCCCAAGCGTATTGCCATTTCTTTTTTCGGCTTTCTATTTTATCAAGCTCTTTTTCAAGACCGGCCGCGTCGACTGTATTTTTTTCTTTTTTATTTAGTTGCCTTTCCCCGATTTCAGCAACCTCAGGAAAGAGGTCACTATACTGGAAGCTTTCCAGATAATCAACAAAAGCGTTTTCCAATTTAATTTCCGTTACCATTTTTGAGCCTTTACACAATCCGAGAGACTTTCTTTTGCATCGATACGAATAATATTTTTTGCCGCTAGGTATCACCGAAGAGTCGCCTTTAAGGTTTTTTTCACAAGACGGACACTTGAGTTTTCCGGAAAAAATATGTGGGCTAGATACTGATCGCGGTGGGTCGGTGTTTCGCTTTTCTATCAGCCTTTGAGCTTCTAGCCACTCTTCTCTACTTATAATCGGATCGTGACTATCCTCGTAAATCTCATCGTTCCATCTAACGTCGCCGCAGTGGGCGCGACTTTTTAGCACATTAAAAACAGTAACGTCCGTCCATTTCCTTCCTGCTTTTGTGTAGATTTTATTATCATTTAAATATTTCGATATGCTGCCCGATCCTTTCGTTTTATACAAGTCAAAAATCAATTTCACCGTTTTTGCTTCATGAGGATTTATGTACAATTTACTTTCCTCTTTGTTTAAATCGTATCCGATCGGCGCGAAGTTCAAAGGCCACTTTCCTTGTCTCGCCTTTTCTGAAAAACCAAACGCAATCCTTTCCCCCATATTCTCACGTTCCCACTGGGCAAGCGCGGCTACGATTGTAACAAACATTCTCCCCATTGCCGTCGTGGTGTCGTAAACTTCTGTTGCTGATTTAAATTTACAATCCTGTTTATCAAATGTTTCCAGCATTTTATACAAGTCCAATACCGACCTGGTGAGCCGATCCAGTCGATAGACAAGCACACACTCAATTTTCCCTTCTTCTATATCCTTCAACATGCGCTGTAACTCTGGACGCTCCATGTCCTTGGCGGATATTCCTTCATCTGCATATAAACCCGCCACTTCCCAGCCCTGTGATACACAAAAGGCTTTTAACTTCTTTTTTTGGGCCGATACGGAATAACCTTCTTTCGCTTGTTCTTCTGTAGACACTCTAACATAGATTGCTGTTTTCATTCGCTCTCCTCCTATATAAAAGAGGGGATAGCTAGTCCCCTCTATGTGTAAGATTTGCGCAAATTTTACACTTTCAATCTAACTCCACGATGTATAAGACTACTTTTCCGTGAATTTTCACACCGTCATCTAGTGCAAAGTGCTGCTCGTGGTGATCCTTATTGTGGCTAGCGGGTTTAAATATAAGTTTGTCCGGCGTTTTGTGAAAGTATTTGACGCTGTATTCATTCGAGTTACTAAAAACCACAATATCGCCGTTTTTAAGCGCTTCTTTTTCAATAGGTTTTATAGCTATTAAGGATTGGTCTGGCATGATTCGGTTCATCGAATCGCCGTTTATCCTTGAAAAGAATATATTTTTGTCGCCTGCCCACTTACCCAT